CTCCGAAACAACCCCGAAGGGGCAAAATCTGGAGACACTCGAGACGAAAACTGAATCGAACGGAGGCCGATGGCGACCAAACAGAACCAAACTACAACCAAACGTCGCCGACCACCGGCCAAAACTCCTGCTGCCCGTACAAATCAGCTCAAGGCAATGGCGTATGACCTCGCGGAAGAGCGCTTCAGAGAGGGTACAGCCTCGAACCAGCTGATTATTCAGTTCTTGAAGGCCGACCCAGCCCGCGAAGAGCTCGAAAGAACCCGTCTGGAGAACGAGAACGAGCTCCTAAAGGCCCGTGTCAGTGCTCTTGAATCTGGCCAGCGCCTCGAAGAGCTCTATGCCGAGGCACTCGAAGCCATGAAGGCGTACCGAGGCGATGATGCGGACATATGATGAACTTGTAGCAATTGCTAACTACTTCGACCGGTACAAATACCTCCGCATCAACCAGGGGGTGGGCGAGAGAACATTTGGCGGCGATCGGTGGCTCAACCAACGTTTCTATCAGTCTCGCGAATGGAAAGACGTTCGTGATGAGGTGATATTACGGGACAACGGTTTCGATATGGGGCACGCCGACTACCCGATTAACGGGCGCATCTACATTCACCATATGAACCCAATGCAGCCGCTAGACCTCAAGCACGGCAATGCCGCGGTTCTTGACCCTAGGTATCTGATAAGTGTGAGCATGCGGACCCACCAAGCGATCCATTACGGCGACGACGGGCTATTACCGAAGCCGATTGTTGCGCGACTGCCGGGAGACACCGTCCTCTGGGGAAAGAAGGCGACATGAGCGTTTTGGCCGATGTCAAGGCGATGCTCGGCATCGAATGGAACAACTACGACTTTGATAACGAGCTGAAGATATTCATTAACAGCGCGCTTAGCACACTCGAGATGCTGGGCGCCCCTACACGTGCCACGGTCGAAGACCAAGAAGCGACCTGGGCGCAGCTTCTAGGGCCAACCAATCCGCCGGAGATCAAACCGTTCGTTTATCTGAAAGTACGGCAACTCTTCGACCCGCCACAGAATGCATTTCTCGTCACAGCCATGCAGCACCAACTGGATGAGCTGGCTTGGAGGATTAGTGTTCACTATAGTCGCTACAAAGGAGGTGTGGATCAGTGGAAACCGCTACCCTAGCCCACCACGGCGTCAAGGGTATGAAGTGGGGTGTGCGCAAGGACCGGCGTTCGTCTGGCGGCGGAATTCTGGGGCGTCTTGCGAAACGAAAAGCCAACCCGAATGTGGGTATGGTTGACACGCTCTACAAGCCCCAGAAACCAAAAACCGAACTCGTCATTGACAAAAACGGAGCCAAGCCGAAGGAGTCCCCAACATCCGGATTGATTCGCGGAAAACAGACCGCGGCAATATCGGACAAGCAGCTCAAGGCCACCATCGAGCGCATCAAAATGGACGCCGAGTACGCAAAGCTTACGCGCACTGGCTTTCAGAAGTTTCTGAGTCGAGTCGGCGACAAACTAAGTGCAGAAGCCGCCGGTGTCGCTGCCGGACTCATCTCGAAGCAGGCGCGCAGTTACTTGGACATGGCCATGCGAAACGCCAAAGCGAGTAAGAGCAAAGGGGGTGGCGGACCCAACCCCAGCGGCCCAAAACCAAGCCCAAACCTCCCCAAGCCGTCCGGCCCCAGCTCGCCATCGGGCGGGGGAGGTAGCTGGTTCAAGCGCCGCTGGAACAACATGGCGTCTGAGTTCAAGCGCACATGGGACGGCCCTACGGCTACGACTCGCGACACGAACCAGAAAATCTACGACCAGTATGGCGACTATATGTTCGAGCGCGGAAGCGTCATCGACGAGAATGGCCGGATTGTCAAGCCGCGAAAGAGGTAGGTCATGGCGTTGTCAAACACGGCGACGCCGTACTACTATGGGCAGTTCCGCGAGAAGGTAATCCGAGGGGAGATACCCGTATGCGAAGAGATTTCGCAGGAGATGAACCGAATCGACGCCCTTATCGCCGACCCAAACATGTACTTCGACGACTCGGCGATCGACGGCTACGTCAAGTACTGCGAGGCAGAGCTCACCACAACTGATGGCGCTGATTTGCACCTGCTTGACACGTTCAAGCTATGGGCAGAACAGCTGTGGGGTTGGTATTACTTCACCGAGCGCACCGTCTTTGTCGCCAACCCAGATGGTCCCGGGGGACACTACGAGCGGCGGCGCAAGAAGGTTCGCCTGACCAAGAAGCAGTACATCATTGTCGCCCGTGGCGGCGCCAAATCCATGTACGCCTCAACCTGGCAGGCCTATTGGCTCAATGTCGACACGAGCACGACCCACCAGATCGTGACCGCGCCGACCATGCGCCAAGCCGATGAAGTTCTGTCACCGATTCGTACGGCCATTACTCGTGCTCGCGGCCCGCTGTTCAAGATGTTGACCCATGGGTCTAACAAGAACACGTCAGGCGATCCCGCTCAGCGTCAGAAGCTCGCCCCAACCAAGATGGGCGTGCAGAACTTCTTGACGAACTCACTGATCGAGATCCGTCCGATGTCGATCGATCGCCTTCAGAGTCTTCGGTCAAAATACAATACAGTTGATGAGTGGCTCTCCGGCGACGTTCGCGAGAACGTGATCGGAGCCCTTGAACAAGGTGCGTCGAAACACGAAGAGTACAGCATCATCGCGATTTCGTCCGAGGGCACTGTGCGAAATGGCGCTGGCGATGCGCAGAAGATGGAGCTGGCCAAGATCCTCCGTGGCGAGATGACCGCCCCGCATGTCTCGATCTGGCATTACAAGCTGGACAATGTCGAAGAGGTCGCTGACCCCCGCATGTGGGTCAAGGCGCAACCCAACATCGGTATCACCGTCTCGTATGATGCCTATCAGCGAGACGTTGAGCGGGCTGAGCAGGTTCCGTCTGTTCGTAATGACATCCTGGCCAAAAGGTTCGGACTCCCGCTCGAAGGGTTCACGTACTTCTTCACATATGAGGAAGTACAGCCGCACTCGCCGAAGAACTTCTGGAAGATGCCGTGTGCAATGGGTGCCGATCTTTCCCGAGGCGACGACTTCTGCTCATTCACTTTCCTTTTTCCGTTGCCCGGAGGCGGATTCGGCGTCAAGACACGTTCGTACATAACGGAGGTCACCCTTGACAAACTACACGCGGCACTCAGACTCAAGTACCAGGAGTTCCTTGATGAAGGTTCTCTCGTGGTTCTCCCCGGCACGATGCTGGAGGTGGATCGAGCGGTATATGATGACCTTGAGCGCTTCATTGAAGAGAACTCTTATGATGTTCGTGCGGTCGGTTACGACCCGTACAACGCGAAAGAATTCATAGGGCGCTGGGAGGTTGAGAACGGGCCATACGGCGTTGAGAAAGTCCCGCAGGGGGCCCGAACGGAGTCTGTCCCGCTGGGCGAGCTCAAGACATTCGCCTCGCGACGCCAGCTCCTTTTCGACGAAGCTCTGATGTCGTTCTGTCTTGGTAACGCTATTACGATGGAAGACACGAATGGTAACCGGAAGCTTATGAAGAAGCGGGCCGAGGACAAAGTTGACGCCGTGGCTGCACTGATGGACGCGTTTGTCGCGTTCAAGCTGCACCGTGACGCATTCGAGTAGAAAAGGAGGCGCAATGGCGTCTTTTGGCGAAAGACTTCGCCATGCGTGGAACGCCTTCCGACGACCGCGTATTGAAGACCCCCGCTCTTTTGGGCGGTACGGTAGAACGCAGATTCCGCACACGTACATAAGCTCTGAGCTGAGTGTTCTGGCTGCGGTCAAGACGCGGATCGCGATGGATTGTGCTGATGTGCGCATACGTCATGTCAAGAAAAACTCAAAAGGCCAGGTTGATGAGATCGTAGCCGACGGTCTGCACAATTGTCTGAACATCGAGGGGAACCTTGACCAGAGCGCTCAGGCGCTTCGGATGGACATCTTTCAGACGCTCTTGAACAAGGGCGTCTGCGCGATCGTCCCCGTCGACACCAGTCTCGATCCGTCAAAATCGGATTCATATGACATCAAAACGATTCGCGTGGGCGAAGTGATTGAGTGGTTCCCGGAGTACGTTCGGGTCAAGCTGTTCAATCCCGAAAAGGGCGAGCTTGATGAGATCGATCTTCCGAAGAAACTGGTCGGTATTGTAGAGTCCCCGCTCTACGCTATCCTCAATGCGCCGAACTCAACTTTCCAGAGGCTCTCTCGTAAACTCGCCCTCTTGGACAGCGCTGACGAGGCCGCCGCGGCAAACAAGTTGGATCTGATCTTCCAGCTTCCATACGTCGTTCGAACGGACGCCCGTAAGGCCCAGGCCAAACAGCGTCTGTCGGAGATCACAGAACAGCTGACGGGCTCCAAATACGGCATCGCCTACGCGGATGCGACGGAGAAGATCACCCAGCTCAACCGGCCGGTTGAGAACACTCTTCTGACGCAGATCGAGTATCTGACCAAGCGACTTCACGCCGAGCTCGGCGTGACCGAAGAGGTTCTCGCGGGAACCGCTGACGAGACGGCGATGATGAACTATCGCCAGCGCACGATCAAGCCACTGGTCGAGGCGGTGGTCGAAGAACTCCGTCGCAAGTTCTTGACGAAGACCGCTCGAGGCTTGGGGCATGACTTGGCTACGTTCAGTGATCCATTCGCGCTTGTTCCTGTTTCGGAACTCGCAGAACTCGCAGACAAACTGATTCGTAACCAGATCGTCACCGCGAATGAGTTCAGGCCAGTTCTCGGTCTACCACCGGCAACCGACCCAGACGCGGACAAACTGCGTAACCCCAACCTACCGGTCGAAGACACGACGCCCCCTGTGGACGTCCCGTAACGAAAGGTCAAAATGAAACCAGACTTTTCTGGATACGCCACCCGGGCCAATGTGCTGTGCTCGGATGGTCGTACTATCGCTCCCGGAGCGTTCAAGCACCAGGACGGCGCCACACTTCCGTTGGTGTGGGAGCACCGCGGCAAGGCTATGGAGAACATCCTTGGCCGCGCACAGCTCCAGCATCGCGATGATGGTGTCTATGCCCTTTGCGCGTTCAACAATACGCCCGCGGCAGACACCGCTCGTGAGCTGGTCAAGCACGGGGATTTGAACTCCCTGTCGATCTACGCCAAGGACCTGAAGCAGCAGGGTACAACCGTGATGCATGGGGAGCTTGTCGAGGTCTCGCTTGTGCTGGTCGGTGCAAACCCCGAGGCGCGCATCGATGAGGTTTACCTCACTCACTCCGACGGTATGAGTGAAGAACTGGAAGGAGAAGCGCTTATGTCGTTTGGCGCTCAGATTCAGCACGCCGACGAGACCGAAGCTGAGGATTCCAGCGACGAGAAGACTGTCGCTGACATTCTCGATACCATGACCGACGAGCAGAAGAACGTCGTGGCTTGGCTTGTGGAACAGGCTGCCGAAGGTAAGCTCGACGATGAAGAGGGCGAGGATAAACCGCCCGCAGAGGACGCTGAGCACAGCGACTCGCCCACTGAAGACATCAAACACTCTGACACGAAGGACACCGAGTTGACTCACAACGTCTTCCAGGGGAACGCCCCCTCCAACGAGCTCAAGCACACCATGACTGGCGAGCAGATCAATGCCATGTGCAAGGCGGCTCTCGAGAACGGCGGAAAGTTCAGCACGACCGTTCTTCAGCACGCAGCCCAGTACGGCATCGACAAGATTGAGTACCTCTTCCCTGAGGCCACGGCGATCTCTGACACGCCGGACTTCATCAAGCGCCGCACCGAATGGGTGAGCGATGTTCTGGGCGGCGTCCGTCGCTTCCCGCACGGCCGCGTCAAGAGCCTGCATGCGGACATTACCGCCGACGAGGCTCGGGCGAAGGGTTACACCAAGGGTGGAAAGAAGACTGAAGAGGTCTTCAAGCTGCTGAAGCGCGAGACCTACCCGACCTGGATCTACAAGAAGCAGAAGTTCGACCGCCAGGACATCATCGAGGCCACCAACCTCCGGGTGGTCGATTTCGTCAAGCAGGAAATGCGCATCATGCTGGACGAGGAGTTCGCTCGTGCCATCCTGATCGGCGATGGGCGCGCGTCCAGCCACGCTGACAAGATCGATCCTGAGAAGCTTCGGCCGATCTGGACCGATGACGAGCTGTACTCGATCCACAAGACTCTCGAGAAGTCGGTCGAGGGTATCGACCTGGTCGAGAGTGTCACCCGCGCCATGACCGACTACCGAGGGAAGGGCTCTCCGACCCTGTTCGTATCGCCGGAGACGATGGTCGACCTCCAGCTCATCAAGGACAAGAACGGCGCCTACATGTTCCCGACGGACGATGTTCTCGCTCGTCGCATGCGTGTTGGTCGGATCGTCGAGGTCCCGCTGTTCGACGGGGCCAAGCGTACCGTCGGCGCTAATGAAGTGGACCTCATCGGTATCGTCGTCAATCTCGGAGACTACACCGTGGGTAACGACTCCGGCGGCGAGATCTCGTATTTCGACTTCTTCGACATCGACTTCAACCAGATGAAGTACCTGTACGAGCTCTTCATGTCCGGAGCTCTGACCACACCGAAGTCTGCCGTCGTCCTGGAGCGCAAGCGCGCCTGACGTCAAAATGGCACGATTCATTGGTAACATAGGGTACGCCGAGTACGTTGACAAAGGCGACGGGGTCTTCGCGGAAAAGATCGTTGAGCGTAAAGCCCGGGGTGATGTGAACCGTGTTGCCCGTCGCTGGGAAACGACAGAGAACTTGAACGACGATCTGGTTATGTCGCATGAGTTCTCGATCGTGATGGATGCATATGCATTCAAGAACTTTGTCAACATTCGCTACGTTGTGTGGGGCGGCGCGCGTTGGCGTGTCAACTACATCGAGGCCCGTCGCCCCCGCCTCGTGCTTACAGTGGGAAAGGTTTACAATGGGCCAGCGCCAGAAGCTCCATAAGCAGCTCGAGCGGGCTCTGGGGAGTAAGCGGGTGTATTACCAACCCCCGCCCTCCGTAAAGCTCGAGTACCCATGTATTATCTACAGCAAGACTGACCGTGAGCTTTTGCGGGCTGATGATAGCGTGTATAAGTCATTCGACCGGTACCAGATTGTAGTTCTCTACACCGATCCCGATTTCGAAGCGACCGATCACGTGCTGTCTCTCCCGTGGGCCACGTACAACCGACACTATGCTGTAAACAACGTCTACCATGACGTCCTGTACGTTTACAGCGACTGACGAAAGGAGCCACTGTGGCCAAAGCTGCACTGGTTTGGGACAAGGACGGCGAGCGCTTCTACAAGGGCGGCGCCGACCGAGGCGTTCTGTTCGTGATGAACGATCAGGGCGCATATGGCGAAGGGGTCGCCTGGAACGGTCTGACCAAGGTTAGCCAGTCGCCCGAAGGCGCTGAGGCAACCGAGAAGTACGCAGACAACCGTGTCTATGCCGTTGTTACTTCCCCTGAGAAGTTCAAGGGCACCATCGAGGCGTTCCAGTCGCCGCCCGAGTTCGACGTCTGCGACGGCGAAGCGGAGCTGGCTCCGGGCGTCGCTATTACCCAGCAGACCCGACGCAAGTTCGCTCTCTGCTGGCGGACCAAGGTGGGTAACGACGTCAAGGGGTTCGATTTCGGCGAGGAGATCCATATCGCGTACGGCTGCAAGGCCGCTCCGAGCTCTGCCGACAACGAGACCCTGAACGAGTCGCCCGAGCCCACTACACTTTCGTGGGAGTTCGCCACTGAACAGACCAACGTCGCCGGCCATGCCCCGACTGCGCATCTTATCATTCGCTCGTCCCGGGTCGGCGAAGAGAAGATGAAGAAAGTGCGCGAAGCGCTCTACGGCAAGGATCCGACGACCCCGGGTGGAACTGACGGCGTTGCGCCTAAGCTGCTGACCCCTGACGAGATCAAGTTGCTCGTCCAGTAAGAGAGGACCGTTAACGAATGCTCGAGCTTGTAGTTCCCGGCGGTGACTATTATGATGAAACCACAGGCGAGTTTCAAACGACTGAACCTACGGTGCTTCGGCTCGAGCATTCGTTGGCGGCACTAGCTGACTGGGAGTCAAAATGGAAGCAACCCTTCCTAACTCTGGAGAAGCGCACCCCAGAGATGGTGAAAGACTACCTCCGCTGTATGGCGGGTGGCTGTCTCTCTGATGAGACTCTGGCACGTCTGACTCAGGAAAACCTTCAGGCGATAACCGAATACATTGACGACTCACACACCGCAACCACCTTCAGAGGCGGCGAATCGTCTTCGACGAAAGCGATCACGTCCGAGGAAATCTACGGCTGGATGGTCGCCTATCGTATACCGTTCGAGTGCCAGCATTGGAATCTCAACCGGCTGACAACGCTGATACGTGTGTGTGGGATCCAGCAAAACCCGAAGAAACAAAAAGAGTCTCGCATGGAGACGTTGAACCGGTATCGCAGCGTCAATGAAAAGCGCCGCGCCGAAACCGAGGAGCGACTCCGTGCTCAGCGTAAGTCATAGCGGTGATTTCTCTAGAACACAGCAGTTCCTGGCGAAGATTCTGAAGCCCGACATCCGTTCGCGGTTGGAAGCCTTCGGCCAAGCGGGCGTCCAAGCACTCGCGGCAGCCACCCCAAAACAGTCAGGCGCAACCGCTGCGGCCTGGGGGTACAAGATTGAGCTGAAGAACGGTGTTTGGGGAATTTCCTGGACAAACACCAACCGCCAAAAGGGCGTTCCGATCGCGATCATTCTCGAGTATGGTCACGCGACCGGCACCGGCGGTTGGGTTCGAGGACGGTCGTACATACCCAGGGCAATCCAGCCGATCATGGACAAGATCGCAGATGACGTGTGGAAGGTGGTGACTAACGCCCCATGAGTAAACTTGACGAGCGCATCGTCTCAATGAAGTTCGACAACAAGCAGTTTGAGCAGGGTATCAAGCAGACCCAGGCCTCACTGAAGAACTTCAATGACGCTCTCAACTTTGACAAGGCGACGGCCTCACTCGGCGCGGTCTCGGACGCTGCCAAAAACGTCAAAATGGAACCACTTCTTGAAGGAGTGGAGAAGGCCCGCACCGGGTTCAAAGCTTTCGAAGTCGCAGCGATCACGGCCCTGGCGAACATCACCAGCAAGGTCGTGGACTCAGCCCTTCAGTGGACTAAGAATCTCGTCTTTGAGGCCCCGATGGGCGGGCTTCGTGAGTACGAGACTCAGATCAACGCTGTCCAGACCATTCTGGCCAATACGATCAAAGAAGGCACCAACGTCAGCATCGTCAACAAGTACCTCGACGAGCTGAACGATTACGCCGACAAGACGATCTACAACTTCACCGAGATGACCCATAACATCGGCACGTTTACCGCGGCCGGTGTGAAACTCGAACCTGCGGTGAAGTCGATCAAGGGCTTGGCGAACCTTGCAGCCCTGACGGGTACCAACAGCCAGAAGGCCTCGGCCGCGATGTACCAGATGTCGCAGGCCATGGCCGCGGGGCGCGTCAGTTTGCAGGACTGGATCTCACTGGAGCAGTCCGGCATGGGCGGCAAGCAGTTCCAGGAACTCGCCAAAGACACGGCGCAAGCGATGGGCGTCATCGACAAACTCGACAAGAAGTCGAAGTCGATGTTCAAGAACAAGACCTTCCGCGAATCGCTCAAGGGCGGCTGGTTGACGGCGGACGTCTTCACTCAGGCTCTCGAGGTCATGACTGGGTCGCTGTCCAAGGCCGATCTCCTCGCCAAGGGCTACACCGAAGAACAGGCGACCTACTATGAGAAGCTAGGCCAAACCGCGTTCAAGGCTGCAACCGAGGTCAAAACAGCGACCCAGCTCATGGAGACGCTCGCGGAGGCTCAGGGAACGGGTTGGGCGCAAACCTGGCGTATCATATTTGGCGACTTCGAAGAAGCCAAGGAGCTCTTTACGTGGCTCTCCGATACACTGGGTAAGGTCATCGGTGAGTCCGCCGACGCTCGAAACCAAATGTGGCAGCAGTGGAAGGACCTTGGTGGGCGCACCGCCATCGTCAACGCGCTGAAGAACGTATTGGTCGGCATTGGTCGCATCCTGGGCCCGATCCGCGCGGCCTGGCACGCGGTTTTCCCACCAACAATGGCGACAACCCTAGCTGCTATCTCGCACGGTCTGGAGCGCCTCACGCAGGGGCTCATACTATCCGAGCCCAATGCCGAGAAACTGAAACGCATATTTCAGGGATTGTTCTCGGTCTTTGGCCTGGTCACTCAGGCTGTCGTAGCCGTCGCCAAGGGCTTTGGGGCGCTCTTCAATGAGCTGTTCTCGCTGCTCCCCCGCGGTAACGGTACAATCCTCGAATTCGTGGCCGGGCTTGCCGACTGGGTCACGAACCTCCATAACTCGGCCAAGGAGTCCGACTTCTTCCTCAAGCAGGTCCAGAAGTTCGGGGATTGGGTCCACTGGCTTGTTGGTGTTGCCACACCATATTTCATTCAGGCGGGGCAGGCCATCGCGAAGTTCGGAACCGATGCGTGGCGCGGACTTGGCGAGTTCGTAAAGCTGACCCAGGCGAAGCTTGAAGAGCTGAAAGCATATTTGGTCCCCCGGGCCAAGGAAGCGGCAGACGCGACCAATGCTGAGCTTGGAAAAATCGGAGCTGTAACCGCTGCTGGCGGTATGGCGGGCTTCGAAACGCTCAAGAAGTGGTTCGAAACCGTCGCTCGTGCCGCGGAGGAATTTTCTCGCCGCGTCAGACAGGCGTGGGAGGACGCCACACGAGAATACAAGAAGTTCAAGACCGCCCAGGTCAAGCAAGGCGTTGACACCGGAGGCGAACAGTACAATCAGCTTCTCGCCGGGACCAACCTCACGCTTGGCGCGGGCATCGGCGCTGGACTCTTCGTCCTTGTCCAGCGGCTTGCCGGAATCGCCAAGAAGGTCAAGAAGAACCTGAAGTCGATGAACGACGCTGTCGAGAAGTTCGGCAAAGTCATCGATGCGGTTCGTGACCACCTGAAAGCGCTCACCGGCGCAGTCAAGGCCAAGGCACTCCTCTCGATCGCCCTGGCAGTTGGCGTTCTTGCACTGGCTGTGTGGGGCTTGTCGAAGGTCGACCCCGTCAAACTCGCTGTGGGTCTTGGCGCACTGACCGTCCTCCTTTCTGAGGTCGCCGGGATGCTGTTTGTGATGGCACACCTGGACGGCCTCAAGGGCGGAGAATTCGTCAAACTCGCCGGAGGTCTCATCCTACTCGGCGCGGCAATACTACTTCTTACCCGAGCGGTTCAGAAGCTGGGCGAAATGGACCCGTGGAACCTCGCCAAGGGGCTCTTCGCGATCCGATCCGTTCTCTGGGGAATGGTCAAGACTGTCAACGACATGCCGGCTAACGAGAAGCTCGCGAAGACTGCTCTAGGGCTGATTGTCCTGGGCGGTGCGCTCATTCTTATGGCCCAAGCGGTCAAAATGATGGGCACTCTTCGCTGGCAGGATCTTGTCAAGGGTCTTGGCGCGTTCGCTGTCGTCTTGTCCGTGATGGTTGGCTTCCTGGATACGGCTGACTTTGGCAACCTGAAGAACGACACGTCCAAGCAGCTCCTAGGGATGGCCGCGGCGCTTCTCGTAATGGCGTTCGCCATCGAGAAAGTCGGTCGTCTCCCCCTCGGGCAGGCGGTTCAGGGCGTCCTTGCCATCTCCGCGATCCTTGCTGCCATGGGCGGCTTCATGGCGCTCACCAAGGAGGCCTCGTTCAACGCGTCGAGCGGTCTTGGGCTTATCGGCATGGCTGTGTCGATGGAACGCCTTGCGGGAGTCGTCGAGCGGTTCGGCAAAATGGACATCGGCGTGCTTCAGCAGGGCCTCGCGTCATTGGCCGGCCTCCTCTTCGTAGTCGTAGCACTAATGTCGCGGCTTGACGAGGAAGCGCTCCCCGCTGGAGCGGGGTTGCTCATGTTCGGTGTAGCCATCGGTATCGTTGCGATGGCCGTCGAGCATATGGGCAAGATGGACATCTGGGACCTCGCAAAGGGTCTCGGCGCGCTGGTCATTGCCATCGCCGGTCTCGTTGGCGCCATGATGCTCATGAGCAAGTTCAAGACTGCGGTCAGCCCAAAGACGGCCGCAGCCATGATACTTATGGCCGTGGCCATCGGTATGCTGGTTCCGCCGATTCTGTTGCTTGGCGCAGCCGGCCTTGTACCGGTGGCAGTCGGCGTTGGTGCTATAGTGGTCGCCCTGCTCGCGCTCGCGGGTACAGCGATGCTTGTCAGTGGCGCGATACCTCCACTGCAAGCTCTCGCCTTGGCGCTTCTGACCTTCGCAGCGGCCGCGGCATTGTTCGGCGTCGGTGTCTTGGCCCTTGGCGTTGGCCTTGCTACGCTTGCTGGTGCGGGCGCCGCGGGTATCCAGGTTCTAACATCGGCAGTACTCTCGCTGATTTCGACCCTGCCGTACCTGGCGACCAAGCTTGCCGAAGCGTTCGTTGCGTTTCTACAGGTTCTAGCGGAGAACGCGGGCCCGATCTCTGAGGGTTTCTCGGCGATCGTTGTGGCTATCCTTCAGGTGCTTATCGACGCCACACCGAAAGTCGCGGAACTCCTGATTGCTCTTGTCACGGCAGCCTGTCAGGTTCTGGCGGACTGTGCCCCGAAGATCGTCGACGCGGGTGTGAAGCTTATCCTTGCGCTCCTGCGTGGTATCCGCGACAACATCCGGGAGATCACGGTCACGACAGCCGAGATCATCGCGGAGTTCGTTCGGGGGATTGGCGAGGGCATTCCGAAGATCGTCGACGCCGGCATGAAGGCCATGATCGACCTCTGCAATGGGATGGCCGACGCGATCGACAACAACCATCAGAACCTCCTTGCCGCGATGTCTCGCCTTGGCGGGGCCGTTATCCGAGCTCTATGGGACGCTATTGCTGGTGCGGTCAAGAACGTCGGCGAGTTCCTGATCAACATTGGTAAAGCCATTGTTGAGGGTATCTGGAACGGCATCAAGGCCGCTGTTAAGTGGTTCACCGAAATGGTGAGCAACTTCTTCAAGGGCATCGTCGACGGCGTTAAGAGGATCCTTGGCATTCGGTCGCCCTCTCGAGTGTTCCGTCAAATTGGCGGATACATGATGGAGGGTCTGAGCCTGGGCGTTCAAGACGGCGGCGACAACGCCATTCGGGCAACCGACGGGGTCGCGCAGGCGTTGGTTGATGCAGTTGAAGACGTCTTCAAGGACCTCGACCCCGAGGATATGAACCTGGAGCTTCGGCCGATGGTTACGCCTGTGGTGAACCTCGATGAGGCCCGTGCGTCCGCCGAGAGTCTGAACCGTTTGTTCGGGCCAGCAGACATGCGTCTCTCTGCGGGAGCGGCTCAGGCTAATCCAGCAAATCGCCAGCAGAGCCGTGAGCCCGTTGTGCAGAACGTTACGAACACGACCACTGTCGAGTTCACACAGAACAACCACTCGCCAGAAACGCTGGACGCCATGACGATCTATCGTCAGACACGCAACCAGCTGCGTCAGCTCGAAGAGGCAAGACTATGATTACAGGGATCGTTTCGTATCCCCCAGGCTCTGATGCGTACACGTTCAATCTGGAAGGCGCGGACGAGTCCGGGATCATCATCAGTCAGATCGATGGTCTCGGGCCCGCCGCGGCCTCTCTCCATATGGAGTCCGTGTACAACGTCGATGGGTCGTTCCCGACCGGAATCCAGGTGGGACAGCGCAACATCACGATCGACTTCATACTGCCCGGGGCGAATCCACAGGAGAAACGGCGACTGCTCTATCGTGCATTCCCGGTTAAACAGCGTGTTCGGCTGGACATCCGCACCGAGAAACGCATCTACACGATTGACGGGTACGTGGAAACTCTAAACCCCGGGATATTCACGCCGCAGCAGACCGTGCAGGTCAGCATGGTTTGCCCTCGGCCGTATTTTCGCCAGATCGAGGGCTACGCTACAGCGGGCGTCGAATTCCGCCAAGCAAGCGCGTCATTCACATTCCCAATCTCCACTCCGCCCGACAAAATGTTCGGTAATCTGACCAAGACGGGCATTGCGACGGTCGATTACTCGGGCGATGCTCCGACTGGGGCGCTGATGAGGTTCGTTCTCGCGGACAACCCCGGCACTCTCCATGTTACGAACCACGCGCGGGGCGAAACCTGGAAGATGGACTTCAACATCTACAAGCGTGTCATGGGTTACACTCCCGGCGTTGGCGACACACTCGAGATCGATGCCCGCGAGGACAACCTGTACGCCGCTGTGTGGCGCCAGAATGGCCAGCGCGTCCTTACCACAGGCATGGTAGAGTTCGGGTCCGTCTGGCCCACGCTCTATCCCGGTATAAACCCTATTGAAATATTCACCACGTACGGTAATGCAAACACCAGCTTCAGTAAGGTCGATTTGATGTACTCGCCGTTGTTCATGGGGGTGTGATGCAACGAGATATTGATTTCATCCGCGTCCTGGACGAGAAGTTGAATCCCGTAGGCGCCATCACCAAGGCACAGTGGTCGTCATTCATCTGGACCGAGCGCTATCAGGATCCGGGGCAGTTCGAATTGAAGCTGTGGGGCGGGGTGTATGAGGCCCTGTCGTCGGCTACAGACTATCTCGGAAAGTTCCTGAGGGTTCCAGTCTCGAGCGAGACCATGATCGTGGAGAAGGTTCGGTATGAGGGCACCCGCAGCGACCCGTACATTGTCCTGACAGGCCGCACCGCAGAAGTGATATTGGCGAATCGTGTTCTGAGAGGCCTGATCCTACCCTATGGCGTCCCCGCTCACGAGTTATTCCAGTACGCATGGGACTGGTCGCTTGGGAAAGATGCTCAGGCTGCTCGTCAGATACCTCAGTTCCTGCTGGACTCGCCGGACCACATGAGCGCATATGTTGATTACGACCCAGACGGTAAAACGTTACACGACTTCGCCATCTACATGGCTAAGCTGCACAAGAATGGCCTGCGCACGCGTCTACATCAAGACGAGCAAATCGCAATCAACTTCTATCGTACTCGCGATTTGACCGGTGCTTCAGGATCCGCTAACCCTGTGGTCTTCACAGACACTACCAAGTCTCTGATCAACATGGTCTACGAGAAGGACCTACTTTCGCATAAGAACATCGCTTATGTGTTCCTCCGAGGCGCGCACGACGATGCGAATGCGACGGTCTGGTTCGAGGTGGATAATGGAGCGCCCTCAGGTATTGGCCGTCGTGAAGGCATTACACAACCATCGATCACATGGACCAAAACAGGTATGGCCACATATGAACAGCAGAAAGTGCTCACCCCGTACGGGCTTAGCTATATTTACGAGCACAAGCTCTATGACCAGATTGAGGGCGAGGCGCCCAATCAGTCTCCATGGATCTATGGCGAAACTGGGCATTACTACCTTGGCGACTGGGTAAGGCTAGGCACAAAAGACAAAATCCAGCGTTGCCGCGTGCTGGAGTATACACATTCATGGACTGCCGGCGAGGGGTACCGCGGCTACCCACGCCTCGAGCCCATGCCGAGAACCTAAGGAGAATGATGGCCGTTACAAGTGGCTTCTTCAATGCCGTATCGGGTGACCGTACATATTCCGCGGAGCAGTTCGGCGCTCTGTTTAACGGTATCATCACTGACGGTATATTCCACGCCGTTGGCGAGGCTTTCCGCGTGGACGCTGTCGGTGGCGCAAAGATCCGTGTCCGTTCGGGGCGCGCCTGGTGCCGAGGAACCTGGGTGGACAACTCGGGCGATCATGACATGAACTCCGCGGCCAACACATCGGCGACTCTCTCCCGTATCGACGCTGTCGTGCTGCGGTTCGACAAGAGTTCGAGGGCGAACGGTGTGGAGTACGTACAGGGCGTCGCCTCCGCCAGCCCTAAAAAGCCTGCGATGACGAATCATGCGATGATGAAAGACATGCCCATCGCATATATTCGTCGTCCACCAAATGCAACCACGGTTGAGCCCGCGCACATCGAGCAGGCGGTTGGCACTACTGATGCCCCGTTCATCACTGCACCGCTTCAGAGTATCTCGGTGGATGCTGTAATTGGACAACTCAATACCATGATCTCGGCTTTGCAGACGAAGACTGAAGACACGATCAAGAAGGTAGATGAGGACCTCAAAGCCGTCGGTGAGGCGAAAGCCAAGTTCACCACCTGGCTATCGGAAGCTGAAGCCGCGCTGGGCAAAGCCCCCAATGCTGGATCTATCTCCACCGCTCTTGCCAAGGCCACGGCTGCCGAGAGTCAGTCGAAAACCGCGCTGGCGAATAGTCAACAGGCCGCGACGGATGCTGCGTCGGCACGCTCTACCGCAGAGGGTGTAGCCGCAAAGGCACAAACGGCTCTGACGCAGTCGCAGAAATACGAAACGAGACTGACAACTGCTGAGCAGAACGCCGCCAAAGCCGCCGAGCTGGTCCCTCGGGTAGAGGTCCTGGAGAAAACACAGGCGAAGGGCGGACTCCGTAACAACTCCCTTGGGTCACGGATCACCACGGATCAGTACAATGATATCCACTCTGGGGCGTTTACTACGGTTGGCGTCGGATCCTACTGGCAACTGGGCGATCTCAAATACGTTGTCGTTGGGACTGACTGCTCCCTCGCTGACTTTCACCATGTCGTGGTTATGCCCGATAAGGCAGCATTCAAATCGCAGTACAGCGAAAATGACAATGTTTCCGGCGGGTACAAGAACTCTCGATTGGGGCTCTTTAGCAAAACCGATTGGACAAACGCCATGCCCGCCTGGAGCGCCAGCGGGTTTGATGCGTATGTCCCGTCGATCTCGGAGCGTTGGTCCTCAGGGCTTACCGGTGCCAACGTCACGTCGAGCGAATTCGTCGTTCAGTACTTCGGGCTCCCCACTGAGACTCAGATCTTCGGTCGTTCTTGGAACGGCCAGTCGAGCCCTCACGAGGCGGGCTTCAATGAGAACCAGTTTGACCTGTTCCGTCTGGCGCCTTGGAAGCGGATGTGTGACCAGCCCTACTGGGCACGAAATCTCAAATCCAACACCGTGGCCTGCGGCGTAACCAGGTCAGGCATGCCTGACGCGTGGTACGTGAACAACACCACCGTCTACGTGCGGCCGTACTTCTTGATTGGGATGCCGTAACATGGGCGAAGTTTTTGGGCCAATCATTGCGGGGGTCACACAGGTTGTGACAGCGCTAGTCTGTGCCCTAGCTGCTTCTGCGGGTTTCTGGGGCTACGTGACCAAGAAGGACACCGAGAAGGATGCTCGCACCAACCTTCTTCTCGGGCTTGCGTATGACCGGATTTCTCACGTTGGCATGGGGTATATCGACCGTGGCTGGCTGACCAAGGATGAGTACAAGGGCTTCATGGAGTACCTGTACACACCATATTTGGCGCTGGGCGGTAACGGTCTGGCGAAGAAGATAGCGGATGAGGTGAGCGAGCTGCCGATACACAGGCAGTAGTTCATATTCGCAAGGCGTATAGTGACAGAAAGGAACTATTATGCCTCATGACGAATGGACCTACAACCATGAAATGTACGCCCGCGGACTCGATTGCCTTTTGGCAAATGGCGAAGACGCAATCGTGCGTGCGGACCGTGACAAAGCTGCTGACATGTTCTACGAGCTTATCCCAGCTCTGGTCGTGTACCGTGCTCTCGCACCGTGTCTGAATACGCATGACCGCACCGCCGTCACTAGACGAATCGGTCGCGTGTACATCGGTTGTGCAGGGACCCTTCTCGCGGGCGTTTAGCCCTTCCCAACCTAGCCAAGTGCTAGGTTTTTTGTCTGGTGTTATAATGACAGAAAGGAAATGAAATGTTGCTTGTGAAACAAACCTATGATGACTTCATGAATCGACTCGCCGAGGTCGATACCCTTCTCGATAAGGGTGAGCCGCCCTATACTGCAATGGCAGCCGGTCGCTTCGCTGAAATCGAAGACGACTTGGCAACTGTTTTCCCAGACGGGCGTGTCTACACCATCGAGAACGACGGCTTCGTCGAGTACCTGCTGGAAGTCTGGCAGAGATTGAAGAGCAGCTAACTTTCGCTCGCCCTACCCTAGTGGTAGGGTTTTTTTGCCAGACGATATAATGACAGAAAGGAACCATTATGTATTGGACCCGCGAACGCGACCTTCGCATCCTCGCCGGATCGCAAAGATACTGAATAGTTACTGAAGCATTCCAGACCTAGCCAAGTGCTAGTTTTTTTTTCACGGCCTATAGTGACAGAAAGGAAACTATAATGACTACATTCTTCATCCTCGTTCTCGCCCTGATCGCCGTCGGCTTCGGCGCCTTCTTTGGATACGAAGCCTGGAACGCTCAGGATCGAGTGGAGATGGGGACGTTGTTCGTCGAACGTTGACCCTCTTAACCTAGCCAAGTGCTAGGTTTTTTTGTCAGGTGATATGATGACAGAAAGGAAATCGAAATGAAAAAACTCACTACCAGCGTCCTCAGCGTCCTGGTGCTCCTCGTCCTGGCACTCCCTACCACTGTGTTCTGGGTGCTCAAAGGCGCTTACTGGTTCGCGGAGAAATCCGTGGCCGCAATCGAGCGCCTTCGAGCCCGCCTCCATCTCAGTGACGTCACAGAGGCCAAGTGGATCACCAAGGCTGGCGACTGGCTGATTGGTGCCCTCGACTGACCCTTCTACTGCCCTACCCTAGTGGTAGGGTTTTATTTTCTGACATTATAATGACAGAAAGGAACTAAAAATGTTTACTAAGAATCCCCTCCGCATCGCTTTTGGCATCGTCTTCGCGCTGTGGTTCATTGGCTGCATCATCGTGGTCTCGCCCTTCTCTTGGGCGATGGCCGCACTCTGGTTCAGCCTTTCGTGCCGCATGCTCACGCATCGGTGGCCAGTTCGAGCATGGCGGGATTTCCGCAATTCCTGATCCTCGCTCGCCCTACCCTAGTGGTAGGGTTTTAATTTCACGGGCTATAATGACAGAAAGGAAAAGAGTATGGTTCTTGACCCCCTCAAAATCTTCATCGCAATTATGTTCACGCTGTTTACCGTCATCCTGGTGAGCCTGTTGGTAGCGGCCGCTATGGTCGGCGACTGGTTCGCTCTTGGCGGCGGTGCAGTTGGAACCGCATGCACGATTGCATTGGGGGTGGAGCTCCTACGCTCCTGACCCTCCTACAACCCTACCCTAGTGGTAGGGTTTTCGTTAACGAAAGGAACAACATGACCGAACCCAACCACGCCTGGGCCGAACAGCTTTCGGCAGCTGTCGAAGCCGCTCGTACTCAGCCCAAGGCTTGGCTTCCCGCCGGACTCTATGACACGCTCAAGTGGTGTACGCTCATCGGCCTTCCCGCCACGGCCACTCTCTACAGCGCCCTCGCAGCGGTGTGGAGTTGGGGCTTCTCTGGCGAGGTGGCCATGTCTGTTACTGCGATCTGCACTTTCCTTGGTGTTTTGCTCGGGCTGTCCAAGGCTGACTACAAAGCCAAGGATATCGATGTCAACGGCACGGTCCGTCTTGGCGGCGCCGATGCTCAGCTTAGCCTTGATGCGCCCGCCTCTCCGGGCGACAAGGTGACCCTCAAGGTTCTCTGATTCAACTCCCACCAGAAAGGCTTTACATAATGAACAAAAACGTCCTGTATCTCGTTGGCACCTCCGGCTCCGGCAAAACGTCGCTCGCCCGCGCGCTTGAAAAGCGTGGATTCAACTGGATCCGTGGAGCAGTAACGCGGCCGACATGCCTCGACCCGTTCAAGCGCCATGTAATCATCGGAGAGCCCCAATTTGCAAGGGACGCCCTGGGTGAGGGGCTGTTGGTGATACTCTGGGCCCACCCTCTGAACGTCCGCGAACGTCTTGCCAAGCGGGGATACGACACGGACCGTATTGACCAGCTCCTGACCAAAGAAGTGGCTGGGCTGAACGGCTTCGCTGAGTATGCCCGTGAAGACGCCCTGCTGTCCGAGTGGCTCGAAGACGGCCCTACCGCAAGAGCACGGCTGCGGTATCGTTTTGCAGTGTGCCGGAACGACACCTACTGGGACCGATCGCAAATCATTGATTTCATCGAACAGGAGGTGGTGTTCGATTGAGCACGAAAATCAACAATGTACTGTACCTCATCGGGGGTACGTGTACGGGAAAGACTACACTAGCCCGCAAACTTGAAGAGCAGGAATTCAAATGGATTCGTAGCATAACGACTCGCCGCCCACGCCCTGGTGAACGCGACGAGTACAAGGGATGGGTCTCCTCGACGGCGTTCTACGGTATGGAGCAGGCCGGGGAATTGGACTATATTCGCGACTACGTCACGCACGACGACCTCTGGCGCTATGCGTTCTTGCGTAAGGACCTGGAGTTCGAGCCTGCCAAGCGCTACGTCATGATCGGTGACCCCGTGTCTGCGAAACGTGCTCTTAACGAGTTCGATAACGTGCTGATGCTGATGGCGATGTCTGATACCGTCTATGAACGCCTCGAGTCCCGCGGTTGCAGCGAAGCATTTATTCAGCAAAGGCTAGCAAAAGACGACGAGGACTTCAGCAGCCTCATGCGGTTTGTTCAGAGACATTCAAGGGCTCCCTTCTGGACTTGGAACCCGCCGATGCGTGTGTCCGGCCCGCCGTATAATATGATGGCCTGCTCCAACGACTTCGAGTCTGACATTCCTGAAATCATCGAATGTATTGAAAGGCGGGTGCCTCGCCCATGACTGACTGGCACAAACTCTTGCGTACAGCCACACCGTATATTCTCACATCTTCGGCCCTGGTGGGGGTTGGTTTGACGGCGTTCTTCACGGCCAAAGGGGCGCTCAAAGCCCAGGATATCCTGATCCGCAATGAGGCTCGTGAGGCCCCCTTCCGACGGAAGATCGCCCTGGTCTGGAAGGAGTTCATTCCGGCTATTTCTGTTGCCGCGGTAACCGGAGCGTCGATCGTTGGGCTCCATGGTGTCCTCGGGCGGCGGATTGCGTCTGTTGCAGCTGCCACCGCCGTGGCTGAAACCCAGCTCGACCGGCTCAAGACTGCTGTAAAGGAAACCGTGGCGCCGCAGCAGCGCGAAGAGATTCAGAACGCTGCGTCTCGACCTGTGGCTGAAACCCAGATCGCCCCGCCTGTCGCTGACGACCTCGCTGAGGGTACGCAGCTCTGTTTTGAGGCGTACTCGGGGCGATATTTCATCGCATCGATGGAAGACATTAGGGCGGCAATCAACACGCTAAATGCGCAGATCAACAACGCACTTTACGGGTCAATCAACGACCTGTATGACCTGCTCGGTCTAGAACGCACTCGTTACGGAGACGACGTCGGATGGAACAGCGACCATCTCGTCGAGCCCTGTTTCTCCGCCGACCTGACTGGTGACGGGAGGCCGTACATTGTACTGGATTACGAGAAGGGGCCGGTCCACACATATGACCGAATTTACTGAGACAACCCTGGAATATGAATACGGCCAGCGAGAGGCTCTGGTCATGTTCTACCTGGGAATGGCCAAGCATATAGAGTACTACGCGAGGGACCTTCGTCGTATCGAAGGCGAGGCGAACTGGAAAGAGCTCCATCTCCCGCGTGCGGCTTCGTGCTTGGCCAATGCCAGGACCCAGCTACGAGCAATGCGAGAAATGTTCGACGAGCTACCAGACGTTCGAAAACAGAGCGCCAAGACCAGTCTACGCCATCACACTCTTCAGGCACGCGAGCTGTCCACATGGTACCGCATCATGCGGTGAGCTATAATTACAGTGCCTATAATGACAGAAAGGAATAATATGTCTGAAGAAACTCCTAAGACCACCATCGTCTCTCGGATTCGAGACTGGGTTACTGCCCACCCGATCATTGCGGGCGTTGTTGTCGGGTCGAGTATTGCGATTGCGTGTAATGCGATCGCTGCGCGATTCTACGACAGCCCAGAATTGACCACGGGTGACGCCGCCCCACTCGAGATCGAGGGAGACGTGGACGAGTGATTCTCTGACGCCCCCTCCGTCACGCCCTACCCTAGTGGTAGGGTTTTATTTTCTGACATTATAATGACAGAAAGGAACTATAATGGTTGAAACTCACTTGACCTTCCGGACCATCGACTTCATCGACACCTTCCTCGACGGCCTTGAACGGCTGGCGCCAAACCGGTACATGTATAGTCATCTGGACGCGCTCGACGCGTTCAATGAGCTGCTGCTGGTTCGCGCCTCTGGCGAGGCTGCGAGGCTGCGTCGACGTATCGCTCGTGTCCGTGATGAGGTCTCGGAGGTTCTCCTCTGACCCCTTCTCACCCTACCCCAGTGGTAGGGTTTTACTAACCCGGATACGACCAGAATGGTGTTTTATTTCTTCACTGCCACGTTGTAAAGGGGATCGAAAATGATCAAAAAAGAAGTCACCGTCGACGGATTCGACGGTCCTGAGACGCGCACCTATTACTTCCACCTGACCCAGTCCGAGGTTATGACTTGGGTGAAAGAGTCGGGCGGTCAGCTCCAGAAAGACCTCGAGCGGGTCAGTAAACTTGATATCGGGGACGACCTCACCGACCTCTTCGAGATGGTCGGGCGTGTCCTCCACCGCGCAGTCGGTGAGCGCGAGGGCAAGCGGTTCATCAAGAACTCTGAGATCGCCGATGATTTCGTGTTCTCTGGAGCTCTGGACGCGGTCCTGGTGGATCTCCTTGAGCACCCCGACGAGATCGAGAAGTTCACGGCTGGGCTTCTCCCCGCAGGGGTGATGGGCGAGGCGGCCAAGCTGACTGCGTGATATATTCAGTTCCTATAATGACAGAAAGGAATGAAGATGGACTTCGACCTCTACACCAAACGACCGCTTGCTGAGTCGCTGGCCTGCGAAATCGTCGCCGGCGCAGTCACCGCCCTCGTTGCATGTTGGGGGGGTCGCGCGCTTATGAATAAACAGACGCGCGAGCTCTCCCCGATGTGTACGCTGGTAGTGGCTGCGGCCGGGCTGGCGGCGTCTTGGGCCGCAACCGTCGGCACGCGGCGTGCGTTGATGCGGCTGAATCCCTGACCCTTCTACCGCCCTACCCTAGTGGTAGGGTTTTCGTTTCGAATCGGCAGAAAGATACAGCATGGATATTCTCGTACTGTTTTACCTCCTTGGAGGCAGTGAGTCAAAGCCCGAGGGCAATCCGACGCTGGAGTTCGCTCTGATCATTTTCGTTCTCGTGTCCGCCGCGGGGTTAATCTGGCTGTCACGCGGGAAATAAACAAGGCTTATAGCGACAGAAAGGAAAGAAATGGAAACTTCCAACGACGCTACAACCATTGACGACGCCATTGCGTCGCATATCGCGACCATGTGCGAGTCCGGGTTGGCGTACGACGAGTATCACCAGATGATCCAGGACCTCGACAAGCTCGCGGCCGCGAAAGAGCGCATTGCTCCGGCGCGAAAGCCCTTGTCCAAGGACGCGATCCTCAGTGCTTCTGCGTCTGTAGCCACCGTACTCGCGATCCTGATCGCTGAACATGCGGCGCCTGTGCTTTCAAAGGCACTGAGCTTCGTGCCCAAAGTCTTCCGCTGACCCCCTTCTACCGCCCTACCCTAGTGGTAGGGTTTTCGTTCTCTCAGAAAGGTAATCATGGGTTTCTACGATTTCATGTGCGTATTCGGGGCGGCTGCTCTCGTGACCTTGGTATTTTTCCTCGTACTGCTTAGTACTGAGCGATGAGCAAGAGAGGCTTCAAGCGCCCAGAACGGGCACTTCACCGGTGGTGTGAAGAGATACACGCCAAGCAGCCTAATGAGCTGGTGATCATATATTTCGACGGACCGTGGGTGCTTGAGATCGATCCCATCGGCGTCGTCAACCCGCCAGTCAACACACTCACCGACTGGCTGGTGTTGGGCCTTCGGATCCGCGATCTTGTCGCCTGGCTGTTGAAACAGGAGGGATTTGACGGGCTCGGAGGAGCCGAAGACTATTTTGAATGGAGGCTGTACCGTGGCGCTTGCTGATATGCCACAGCCTAACTCGAGAAACAGTAAACAACCCAGACAGATTCAACCTGTCGCCCAAGCTCGCCTCGCGGAGAAGCGCGGCAGTCGGCTGAAGAGCGCCCTTGTCGCAGAGACGGGCAGAGCCCTTTTCGATTATGCCATATATGACGTCGTCGTGCCGATGATTAAAGACGCCGCGGCAGCAATGTTCAACCGAGCATTGTACGGCGACGGTCGAGGTTATCCCGTTGGGCGAGGTTCGTCGTACGGCCGCACTGACTACGGCGCATATTCTCGCCCCCGTACCGACGGTTCGGTACGAGACCCTCGACGGGAACTCTCGCCCCGGGTCAAATCACAACACAACTTTGACGAGGTTGTGTTTAACGACCGAGCTGAAGCGGATCTGGTTCTCGAACGGCTCATGGACCTGATCGACACCTATGGCTCCGCGACTGTCGCGGACTTCTACGACCTGGCCGGGATATCCACCGATTATCCCGACAACGACTGGGGATGGGAGCGTCTAGGCGGTGCGGCCATTCGCCGGACTCGGGCTGGTTATATTCTCGACTTGCCCAGGCCCGTTTCGATTGACCCGAGGAGATAGAATGAGTGACAATCGCTTCAAGAAGGTCACGAAAGAAGAGGCCGAGTACGACATTGCGTTGGCGCTGCTGCCTTTCCTGCTCGAGAATGGAACGCCTGTTTATATTCGCCGCGACGGCTGGGCGTTGTGCGTGAGCACTTCTATTGCCGGTCCGCCTCGCGACCAAACCAAGGACTTCACCGAGGAGAGTTGGAGCGCGTTGGTTGAGGCAGTCACGACATTTGTCAGCGTGACTTGTCAGTCTGGATACTCCACGGCCATGGTCATACCCGACCTTGGTACGTGGTGGGTCACTATAGACCCGTGCCACTGAAAGGTGAAAACATGAGCAAACGACAATTCGAGTTCTTGAACGCGGCCGAGGCACAGGAACTGCTCTTTACAGAAATCTGTAAAGTTCTTGATATAACAATCGGTCCGGCGCTTTACCAGTTCAATGACGTTCGCCTATCGATTCAAACCAGGCACGGCGAGCCCAAGAGGTACGCGTTGGAGCCCCCGCCCAATTGGGAGGATCTGGTCTACGCGCTGACTGTCCTGCACGTTATCGTCGGGGCTGAGGGATGGGGACGCGCCATTCAGCGCGAGGATGGTGAGATCTTCATCGTTGATCTTGAGCGCATTCAGCGCAAGGAGGTGTGGTGTGACAGGTGACATATATGAGCCCGACGCCCTCGGCATGATTGAAGCCGATCGGGAGTACGCCAAACATCGCCTGGAGATGGTATGGGCGACGTCTATCACTACTATCGAATCGTCGGATGACATTGTTATCCGCATCAAGAAATTCAAAGAAAGGAACTAATATGGCGACTAATCAGATGGAAGAAATGACGATTCTCAAGGCCCGCGACAAGGCACTCGGCGCAATCATTGAGCGCTACCCGTTCACCAACCTCTGCGTCGAGGGCGATGGTATCGTTCTCCAAGTCGTCGTCTCCGAGGGATCGACTGAGGCTCTCGCGCTCGATGCCCAGCGACTGGGGTCGGATTGGGCTGAGCTCGTTGAAAGCCTGAACGACTTGGCGCACTATGCCCTGGCGATACCTGCTTACGGGTATCACTGGATCGATAAGACTTACCGGCGAGACTGGTTCCTGTCGCGCAAAAACTGACCAATACGAACATATTCGGAAAGGATCTAAAAATGACCACTTGGCAGCAGGATCAGATCGACAAGCCCTGCCCGATCAGCAACGAGCTCGGGCTCAAGATCCTTGATAGGACTCGCAAACCCACTCGGTACGTGAGCGCGAACATCGAGGTGCGACTCGAACCATGGGAGAACCGCAATCCCGTGTACGTAAACGAGGCGCTCCCGTGTGACGAAGCCGAGGAGCTTCGAGCGAGCATGGACGACTACGAGCAAAGGACGGGCGAGACCAGCTACAAGGATTGCTTCTGGAAGCGTGAGCCGTGGCGCATCACTATCACGCGCTTGCGGCCTTCGAAAGCGACCCTCACTCCGCCGAAACGTGCAGAGTCGATCACCCATGAACCGGGCACGTTCGAAAGCCCAACTGTTGGCGAGACGACCGTCGCTGTGCGTAACTACTCCGCGGGTCGTGAGACTATTGTTCGCGGAGGGGCTGTGCAGGTCACTGATCTACCGGCGATGACGGTTATCACCGTCTGGAAGGATGAGCGATGAGCGATATGACCGCGGCGCTGCTGGCAGCGTCTCGTCTTGAGGACGTAGTCCAAGACTTTCTCGATGCCAGGCTGGCTGGTCAGCGAGATCTTAAGGTGATCGGGCACGGCGTCACGCTTAGCGTGTTCCGAGGTGACAGGCTCGTCACTCCTTGGAAGACTGACTGGGCTTACTGGGGCTTCGCGGGGGGTACGGTTCTCGCTGCATTCCGTGTGCTCAAAGGTATGGACGTTACTTACCACCGAGGGTTCTGGATGTCACCAGGCCACAAACAATTCAACTGGCTTATTCAAGAAAGCAAAAATTCATGAGCATATTCTCTTCCGCTGCCAGGTTCGGCGGCAAGATCATTCAGAAAGTCAAGTTCCGCAGCCCTGAGCTCCTTATTGGAGCGGGGGTTGTGGGGCTCGTCGGGGCAGCGGTTGTGGCTGTCCGGCGGGGTGTCCGGTGGCACAACGCGGCCAAGGCTGAGATCCTCCATGATCTGGAGACGATCAAGAAGGCTGAGGGCTCGCCAGAGTACAGCCGCGAGGACAAAGTTCGGGACTACGCCCAGGTCATTGGTAAGGGCGTTTGGTCGTTCACTCAGATCTACGGTCCTTCGGTTGCCGTTGGGGCAGCCTCGGTCGTGTCAATCTTGGCGGGCACCGGCATTCTCCGGGGTAGGCTCGCGGCAGTCACCTCGGCAGCTGCGACTGCGCAGGCTGCCCTGGATCGCTACCGTCAGCGCGTTCGTGAGAAGCTCGGCGAAGACGCGGACACCGAGTTCGCGCACGAAGTCGTTGGCCGCAAAACGAAACTCAAGCACGAGGACGGAACCAAAGAAAGCCTCGTAACGTACCATCTCGTCCCCTCAAGTGGTGAGTGGATGGCGGCTTCGCCATATTCTCGTCTCTGGGATGAGAACGCGATGGAGTGGTGTGCGAACAGGGACCTTCAGTTCCTCACATTGAGAAGCCTCGAAAACCACTTCAACCGAGAGCTGAACGCTCGGGGCGTCGTGTTTCTGAACGACGTGTACAAGGCCCTTGGTCTGCCCATGAGCAAGGATGCGGCCCTTGTAGGGTGGATCAAGGACTACGAGACGGCAAAGATGGCAAAGCTCGCAGCTGAACTCGGGCGTGTCCCGGGCGACGGAGTAATCAGTTTCGGCGTGTTCGAGAACGAGACCCCCTCTGCTCGCGCGTTTCTGGCTGGCGACGACGATCGCGTCGTGCTGGACTTCAATGTCGATGGGGTCATCTACGACCTCATCCCCGCCCTTTGACACTTATACTGAGGGAGAACCCCTGTGTGGACTCATATTCTCGCCTTCGTGGCGGGCGCGGCCATTGGCGCTGCCATTGGCTTTATCGCCCGTCCAAAGGACGAAGACGCATTTGAAGAGCGTGTGGCCGAGGAGGTCGCTGACTTCAAACGCCGCTACAAGGAGCTCCGTGAGGAGACTTCTGCCGCCCCCGTGAACGGGGAGCCCCAAAGGGAGGAGGTGAAGGACGTGGTGGAGACTGAGGAAGAGGCCGACGCCCGGAAAAGCTATGACACGGTTGAACCGGAGGCTGATGTTACCGTATCTCCCACCGGAAGAGGTGTGTTCGAGATCTCAGAACGGGAGTTCATCGACAATCCCCAGCCGGAGACCGAGGCCCTTCTCTATTACACTCTCGACAAAACCATCGCGACGGTCTCCGAAGACCTTATTCCGGAGGCTGACTCGCTCATTGGGACCCGTTATCGATCGATGGATCCCGACGACCGCCTCTACATCCGCAATCTGGATGTAGGGGTTGATTACGAAATTGATGCAGTGCCCTACTCGTACAAGGAGTACGTCCTGGGCGAGTGAGGCGCGTTGGGGACCAGTCATATTTCGACTGGTTGTATGGCAAGGTCGCTGACCCGGGCGACCTTAATCCTTGCCGCAGTAGGCGGTGTTTGATCGATCTCCTTGCTCATGAGGAGTTCGTTCCGCGATGCGCAGACGATGAGAATCGGCGGGACGCCGTCGATGAGATTCGTTACCGCGCAGCGGAAGAGTACGGGGTTATAGCGCATTGGCGGGAGCCAACGTGGCTAGAGGTTCTCCTGGAACTGGCCGAGCAGGCGGAATTCTGGGCGTCTGGTACCGACGCTGAGCAACCGCTCGCCGGCTGGTTCTGGGAGTTCCTTGACAATGTAGGATTAGCTGAGTTCTCAGATGAGGACTGGCCGATAATGTACGGGGACGCCCAGAAGCGGCTGTACGATGCCGTGACTGGGAAAACCTCATTCTTTCTTACGAGCCAAACGGCGTGTTCGCTATGGGACCAGCTCGGCGGCTATATTCTCAATAGGACAGACCTGATTTAGGAGGAACCATGGACTTCTTCAAGGTCTGTCACAGGGAGAAACAGAAGAACGGCAGACAATTGTCGAAATCTTCCCGTCGTTCTCTGTGCTCCCAAGCCAGGATCTTATGGTCCGAGGCAAGGAGTTCTTCGCGATCTGGGACCCCGATACGGGATTCTGGTCCACGGATGAGTACCGAGCGCGAGAACTCATAGACCAGGAGTTGTGGGCGTACCGTGACGGCCTGGACCTCCCTGAGGAGGTTCCGGTCACCGTGCACTCCCTCCAGAACTTCTCGTCACAGGCGTGGAGCGGATGGCGACGGTATCTCGCGAGCCTGCCAGACAACTTCCACGACATGGACGGGGAGCTCACATGGGCATCAGATGAGAGGGCGCGTTCCAAGTTCGCGACACGGGCGCTCCCCTACTCCGTTGAGCCTGGTGAGACGCCGAGCTACGACACACTCGTACAAAGGCTATATCTGCCGGAGGAGCGCGAGAAGTTCGAGTGGGCAATCGGAGCCATTCTTGCTGGCGAGGCCCGGGATATCCAGAAGTTCCTGGTGTTCTACGGCCAAGCTGGTACAGGGAAGTCGACAATCATAGGCCTCATTGAGAAGCTGTTCGAGGGGTACACCACCACCTTCGAGGCCAAGGCTCTTGGCGCAAACGGCAACGCGTTTGCAGCCGAGGTGTTCAAGAACAACCCTCTCGTGGGCATTCAGCATGATGGCGACTTGTCCCGCATCGAGGACAACACCAAGTTGAATTCGATCGTGGGGCACGACATCATGTCACTGAACGAGAAGTACAAAGCTCCTCGCGATATTCGGCTTCGTGCGTTCTTGTTCATGGGGACAAACCGCCCCGTCAAGATCACGGACGCCAAGTCTGGTATCATCCGACGGCTGATCGATGTTCATCCGACGGGCAGGCGTCTCTCTGTTGCTGAGTATCACCAGGCGGTGGCTCGTCTGCCATTCGAGCTGGGTGCGATTGCTGCTCATTGCCTCGAGGTCTACCGACGCCTCGGTAAGGACTACTACTCCGAGTACATCCCCATGGCCATGATCGAGCAGACAGACCCGTTCTTCGACTTCGTCCGGTCATATTCTGATCAGTTCGTTGCGGCCGAAGATGGGGTCACGCTCAAACAAGCCTATGATTGGTATAAGGAATACGTAGATGAGACTGGCCTACAGTTTAAGATGCCCCGCTATCGGTTCCAGGAGGAGCTCAAAGAATACTTCAACGATTACCGAGAACGGGGCACCACCGGCGACAACCGGCGAAACGTATACCTGGACTTTAAGTTGGACAAACTCGAGCGAGTTGCACCCAACGTGGCTTCCCGACCCAGGCTTGTGCTCGACTCACGCAAGTCGGGGCTGAGTGATATTTGCGGCCTGGTCCCTGCGCAGTACGCCAATGACGCGGGGACTCCTGCTCGTAAGTGGGATGAGGTAACGACCAAGCTCGTTGACCTGGATGAGCGACGGTTGCACTACCTCATTCCCGCCGATAATCACATCGTCATCGATTTCGACCTCAGGGACGAGTCGGGCGAAAAGAACCGCGACCTGAATCTCGAAGCCGCGGCCGAGTGGCCGGCAACTTACGCTGAGTTCTCGCAAGGTGGTAACGGGGTTCATCTCCACTACATCTACCACGGAGATGTCTCAAAGCTGTCCCGGGATTACGCGCCCGGTATCGAGATCAAGGTCTTCACCGGTAAGGCGTCTCTTCGCAGGCGCTTTACATTCTCGAATGGCCTACCGGTCTCGCCCATCAGCAGTGGGCTACCAGAAAGGAAACAGCGTGTGATACGTGACGATATTGCAACCACCGAGCGCACACTAAGAGTTTCGGTGGAGAAAGCCCTCCGAAAAGAGGTGCATGCCGCAACAAAACCCTCGATCGATTTCATCGAGAAGCTGCTGACCGAAGCCCACGCATCGGGAGTCGAGTACGACCTCAGCGATCTAGAGCCCGCGGTCATATCCCTGGCCGCTTCGTCAACGCACCACGCTCACGATTGTATGCAGCGTGCGATGGCATTCCCGTACAAGTCCGAGCATGAAGAACCTCCCAACACCGATGGCGCGGATCCAATAGTGTTCTTTGATGTGGAGGTTTTCCCGAACCTCTTCATCGTTTGCTGGGAACGAGAAGACTCGGACCAGACGGTCCAGATGATCAACCCGACCCCTCTGGAAATCGAACCCTTGCTTCGAATGAAGTTGATAGGGTTCAACAATCGAAAGTATGACAACCATGTTTTGTACGCTCGATATCTGGGGTATGATAACGAGCGACTGTATCGACTGTCACAGCGTATCGTTTCAAATGAGCGCAGTGGGTACTTCAGGGAAGCGTATAATGTCTCGTACAGCGATATTTACGACTTCAGCAGTGTCAAACAATCTCTCAAACGGTTCGAACTGGATCTTGGTATCCACCACCTAGAGCTAGGCTTGCCGTGGGACGAGCCGGTTCCAGAAGAGCTATGGCCCAAAGTGGCATCGTACTGCGTCAATGACGTCAAGGCGACCAAGGCCGTCTTCCATGCCCGAGCAGCCGACTTCAAGGCCCGCAAGGTCCTGGCAGCTCTGTCTGGTCTGTCAGTCAATGATCCGACGGCCAAGCACGCGGCGAAGATCCTCTTCGAGGGGGATAGGGACGCGGTAAGCAAGTTTGTCTACACGGATCTCTCGAAAGAGTTCCCAGGGTACAAATACAGCTTCGGGAAGAGCACGTATCGCGGGATCACCACCGGCGAGGGCGGTCTTGTACTGGCCGATCCTGGTGTATATTTCGATGTGGAAGTCTTTGACGTCGCGTCAATGCACCCGACTTCAATCGAACGCTTGAACCTCTTCGGGCCTTACACGAAGAACTACACTGCCATCAAAGAGGCCCGTCTCGCTATCAAGCATGGCGACCTCGAGAAGGCTCGCGGGATGCTTAACGGCGCACTTGTGCCGTTCCTGGATGGCACGCCTGAGGAGCTTGACGATCTCGCGTACGCGCTCAAGATCGTCATCAATATCGTGTACGGTCTGACTGCCGCGCACTTCGACAATCCCTTCCGAGACCCCCGCAACAAGGACAACATCGTTGCCAAGCGCGGCGCGTTGTTCATGGTGGATCTCGTGAAGGCTCTCGAAGAGCGCGGGGTGCATGTGCTTCACGTGAAGACGGACTCCATAAAGCTCGCCAAACCGAGCGAAGAGACGCGACAGTTCATATTTGAGTTCGGTCGTAAGTACGGCTACGAGTTCGAGGTGGAGGACCGCTACAAGAAGCTCTGCCTCGTCAACGACGCCGTCTACATCGCCCAGGACTACGAGGGCAAGTGGCATGCGACGGGCGCTCAATTCGCTGAACCCTACGTGTTCAAGACGTTGTTCAGCAAGGAACCCCTGGAGTTCGAGGACCTGATCCTGAAGAAGACGGTCACCACGAGCATCTGGATGGACACGGGGACCGAAGAGACGCCCGAGCGTCGCTACATCGGTCGGTCTGGTGCGTTCATCCCTGTCACGCAGGGCGGCGGTACCCTGTGGCGTGAGAAAGACGGCAAATACGCAGCCCTCGGGGGCACCAAAGGCTACCGCTTCGTGGAGGCGGAAACAATGAAGGAGGTGGGTCTGAATGGCCCGATCGACTATTCGTATTACAGAACCTTGTGTGACAAAGCGCGCACTACTATCGGGAAATTCCCCGACGGTTCTGCACTTCTCGAGACCGGAGACAAATGACGACGTCTTCGAGATATACGGTCCTGAAGAGAGCGTGGCAGAGCTCGTCCAGGTTATCTCCCGAATGCTGCCAAACAGTGTTGAATGGGGACTGGCGAACGAAAAGTTCGAGTTCAACCGCGATACTCATCGTGGGGCATGGCGCTGTGAGCTAAAACCAATAGGTCGTATCGATGAAAATCTGATGGCGCGCTTTGACCAAGACGCCATCGCAAATCTTGGCCCAGAACGGGCCGACAACGCAACAGAAAGGAACACCAATGGGCGTTAAGCTGATCGAACTTGAGCGGGCTATGCTCGCGGAGGAATTCCTCAAAGAGGCGATGCCGAATGCGGCGCGTAAGGAACGCGCGATCGTGGCACTGCGGCTGGAGTACTTCGACAGGGTGGGGGTGCGCCTCCATTACCAGGCTCGCGATATGTCCAAATACGGGGATGATCCAGGCAAGCGCAAAGAGTTCTGCGACCTGTCATGCGATATTCTGGCCCTTGCCTCGCTGATCCACCCGTACCATCGGGCAGTGATCGAGCTCGACCGAGGCGAGAAACATGTTCGTTGGGCGATCGAGAATCTTTTCACCCTCTACAAGGCGGCAGAGCAGCTTCTCGCAGGAGATCACGATGGAGCCGCATCAATGATCGAGGGCGTCAAGGGCGGAGCAAAGCCTGAGGGGTGGGGCGCTAAATACTCGCATCGCTTCGACAAGCAGCTCAAAGGGCTCATGGAAGCATCGGCGAGCGAATGAATCAGCATCTGACACGGCTTGTAGAGGCGCGCCTGCATTACTTCGCCAGTGTGGGCGCCATCCTCGCAGAACGACACTTTGATCGGCCCAACTGCTTGATGGAGGCTGTTCTGGGCCACTGGACACGCATCCGTGAGATTGCGCATGCTGCCAAAACCGACGAGCAGCTGCGGTACGCTGCTAAACTGCTGAAATACGCAGGAGCTACAGCTGATGGGCTACTAGAAGGCAACAGCGATGCCGCGTGCTGGACCCTCCAGGCGCTGCGTGAAACACTCGAAGAATCTACAGAATGAGGAGAGAAAGAATGTCGAACAAAGAAACATACGCCGAGTACGCCAAGACCTTCCCCACGATGGTCGAGCAGCTGCGCAAACGTGACTTTCATCCCGATGGGGCGAAATACGCGTCGTTTATCTTCGGGAGCGAGGCGTATATCCTCGAAACGGCTAAGTGGTTCGCGTCCCGGGAACGATACCACCGGGCAGCGGACCTGCTTACTCAGAGCTGCAAGCTTATCTCGGAAATCGTGCCGGAAAAGCTCCACCGTGCATGGGCGACGAAGTTCTACATTCAGCAGATCCTCGCTATGCGAGGATGTTTGCAGAAGAACCACTGGCGCAAAGTCATGAAGCTGCGAGCGAAATATCTCGACCAGGCCCTGTGGGTTGCAGAAGACGCGGGGGTCGAAGCGAAAGCCCTTACCGAGCTTCGAAACTGGCGAGACCGTGTCGCTGATGTGGTCAAGAAGGCTGAAGCGTTGGACGACTACCGGATCGCAGCACAGCTCCTGTCGCGCCTGGGGGACGCCGCTGATCTGATCTTGATGGGTAAGTGCGATGTGGCGTATGCGCACCTCGTAGAGACGATCACTGCACTCGCAACCTTGGACGAAGGAGACAAAGAATGAATGGCACGCCGAAGCGCCCGGACCCAATTGTTGTTGAGGGCGCGCGAATCAAATTCAAGAACTTTGCCGGAGAAGCTCGGCAGTACAACCCTGCCGGACAGCGTAATTTCGTCCTCCTACTTCCAGATGAGCTGGCGCAGCAGCTCGCCGCGGAGGGCTGGAACATCAAATGGAAGCCTGGGCGTCACCCTGAAGACCCTGACGAAGCCCAGCTCACAGTCAAGGTCAAGTTCAAGGAGCCCGGCGACGAGCGTGGCCAGGATCCCATCGCATATTTGATCCAAGGGCGTAGGAAGCTCGCCTTGGACGGTCGGACCGTGGGGATTCTCGATCGCCTCGCGCCTCTCAACATCGATCTCATCGTGCGCCCATATGTCTGGGACATCAACGGCAACGTGGGTATTACAGCCTACCTGGACGAGATCTACTATACCGCGGTCGAAGGACTGTCGAGCAAATACGCCGACTACGAGGAGGTGCGGGGATGACTAACACGTGCCGAGGCTGCACCAATGCTGTGAATGACGCCTGGGACAAAGTTACCGACTTCCTCCTGTACCCTCCGGTGTTCATAACGCGCCAGGACTTGGAATGGTTGAAGGGGCTCGTAAGACTTGCGTGGCGGGTTGAACAGAATCCGGACCACGATGATGCCGGGTGGGCAATTCAGCAGGCGCTGGACGGCTGGGACAGCAGGGGCGCACCAGAGTACTACCGCCAGATCAGTGAGTTTGAGGAGGCCCACCCTGTGGATTATCCCAGGTATCTCCGAACTATCCAAGAGATCATCGAGAGAGGGTGTAAGGTTATTGAGCCCGACACGTGAGGACATGCAGCGCTATCGAGGTATTCTCGATGCTCTGGTAGCAGAACTGGAAGAAGATAGTGCCTTGTAAGCTATACAAGGCTCAAGTAGAAGCACTCGGCTCTCTCCGCTCTGGCTCCATCCTTTGTGGTGGGGTCGGGACGGGGAAGTCGAGAACTTCTCTGGCCTTTTTCTTTTGCTCCGTTGGCGGCGGAAAGATCGACTTTGAGACCGGAGAGATACTTGAGCCTATGCGAAATCCTAAGCGCCTTGTAATACTCACCACAGCCAGAAAGAGGGATACTCTCGAATGGAGCCGGGAGATGGCCATATTTGGCCTCTCAGAGGGGTCTGAGAGGGTGTGTGATGTTACGGTGGACAGTTGGAACAACATCAAGAAGTACGAGACCGTGAAGGGAGCGTTCTTCATCCTCGACGAGCAACGTTTGGTGGGATCCGGGGCCTGGGTGAAGGCATTCTACAAGATCGCCAGGGCCAATCAATGGATCTTGCTGAGTGCGACGCCAGGGGATACATGGCTGGACTACGCGCCCGTGTTCATTGCCAACGGGTTCTATGCAAACATCACAGAATTCAGAGCGCAGCACGTCATTTACAAGCGGTTCCGGAACTACCCGCAGGTTGATCGGTATGTTGGGGTGAAGCATCTTGAAGCGCTGCGCAAGAAGCTGCTGGTGGACATACCCCTTGAGCGAGAGACACGGCGGCATTATGAGTATTGTGTGGCAGAACACGATCGCGTGGCGTTGAAGGAAGTGTGGAAAAAACGTTGGAACCCATTTGAGAATGCGCCGATCAAGACGGCCAGCGAGCTGTGTCAGGTCTTGCGCAGGTTAGTGTCAACAGACCCATCTCGCCGAAGCGAGCTTGAAGCGATCCTCGCGAAACACGACAGGTTGATCATCTTCTACAACTACAACTACGAACTGGACCTGTTGCGGGAGATCTTGCGAGAGGACGGGCGTGAGTTTGCGGAGTGGAACGGTCAGCAGCACGATCGGTTACCGGAGGGGGAGAGCTGGACATATCTCGTGCAGTACACGGCGGGGGCAGAGGGATGGAATTGTACCTCGACGAACGTGATTGTGTACTGGAGTATGAACTACTCGTACAAGGTGATGGAACAATCGGCTGGGCGGATTGATCGATTGAATACCGAGTACACGGACTTGTACTACTACTACCTGACGTCTCGTGCGCCGATC